CACGCCCTGTATGCGATTAAGGCTATTAGTAAGCCTAGTGCTATGCCTATGATTAACCTCATGGTGATTCCGGTTTGTCAATGCCGTACGCGGTTGGTACTTCCTCGTGGGGTTCGGGGAGGAGGAAGGCGCGGGCCATACTGTTGGGGTTTCCGGCTTGGTAGCCGAAGAAAACCGCGAGTAGGGCGGTTATGATTTGTTTGATGATTGCTTTGCTCATGGTTATTCGATTGCGATCCAGTTAAAAGTTGCGGAACTACTTACCAAGGTGCTGCCTTTCCCGGTTACCCGCAACGTTGAGCCTGACTCTATCTCAAAAATATTGCTTGTGAAATTAATGCCAGATGCCCAGTTAAGCGTAGTGCTATTGGTGCTGAGTAACTGACCGTTAGTGCCTGACGCAAGAAAATATTGATTTCCTGACCTAGTCAGTTCAATATGGCTACTTGTTTTAGCAGCGCTTGGGCCATCATCTCGCCCTGTTGCGTTGATCGAAAACATAAGCCCTAAGCAAAGCAGCATAAAGTATTTCATCTCTGTATTTTTTATTGTTGATTAATCCAAACCATGCAGAGCCTCCAAAAACATGCGGGAGCGAGTTCTTTGGCAAGTCTACGATTTGTATATTTCCAGTCACAGTATTTGGGTTAGATGGGTCTTCGTTATTGTCGTCAAGAAAGCCGGAGTAGTAATTATCCTTAGCGACACAATTATATCCATATAGCAAACCTGTTGGCCTACGCTGGGATATTTCAATGCTTTCGGTAAACCCATAGATTGTGTTGTCGTAAACAATAGGCCCCATAATTGAGTCTTGTAACAAAGAGTCTACGCCTCGCATTAAAATGCCAATCGAACTAGTATTATTAGGGTTAGTGTTTGCACTTGGTTGCCCCCACAGAATATTATCGAAAACATGCACTCCTGGAACCGCATATATACCGATCGTATTTGGCTCATTGTTAGTCTTGCTTGTGTAATTAACAATTATGTTGTTACTAACCTTAGAGTTTCCAAAAGAGTGCGACCTTGCACTACCATCTAATGAATTATTATTAACTCCATTTTGAAAATTTAAAAAGGTGTTATCACTAATGTTGAATCTTGTGAACGTTAAATACCTATCCAAGCTGCTGGATGGAAAAGTTGTTATTAAGTTGTAAACAATAGCATTGTGGAGCAAACTGTCGTATTGCTCTATTGTGTTACCTGTAATGTCGAAAAAACCCGACTCCGCTACGTAAATTGCACTAGACTCATATCCGGTTTTTGTGTGCGTGTAGGAAGAGTCAAACACCATTTCGTTGTTTGATATTTTCAGCCTGTGAGTAGCATTTGCAGCTATTCGAGTGTTTCGGAACGTATTATCCTGCACTAAAAAACCATAATGTCCTGCCTCATCTGCTAGGCTCCCCTGTCCACCCCTAGAAATTGTTAATTCATCGCAATTGATAAACTGATTGTTAGATATAAGTACATTACTTCCTATTGAATTAGAGGCACTCCTACACCATACAGCGCCTCCCATATTCGTTGCAAGATTTCCTATAACGCTCACTGTGTGGTCGTCTGAGGAATTATGGGAGCCATATAGATACTCCATACCATTTTGGGCAATATTATTTGTGATGATAACAGTGTCCGTATTAGCCGAGCAAGTATATACAGCCTCAGCGTGTTGGCTGACTTCTTGTGTAGCTAAATTTGTGTAGTTGGTAATATTCCCTGAGATAATCGTTTTACCTAGATTCGTAGCAGAAACATGTACCAAGCTACCATAAATACTGTCTGCTGTATTGTTAAGAATTTTTACCCCGCTGTCTGTAAAAATCGTCTCGCAAGGCGATTGCGTAAAATAACAATCCTGAACTGTGCTGTTATCCCCTAACTTCGATATCGTAGCGTTTCCAATCCACCCTCGATAAGAAGTATTTTCTGCTGCATTTCCATCAAAAGATAACCCAAAAAAGTTTGTTTCAGCATTTTGAGAAACGCTAAAAAGATCATAGATTTTTAAAACCTTACTGCCAATCGGATATTCAGTTGATAAGTTGCCAGAAGGAGGAAGGGCGATAGCTTGATCAACTGTTATTGTAGACCCTGAAATATCACTTATAACAGTAGACAGATTGATTGCGCTCGTTTCATTTTCCGCAGTACCTCCATAGGTGTCAGTTACATCAATCAGGATAATCTGATCACCTACAGAAAAAGCAGAAGCATCTGTTACCTCTATTGTTGTAGCGCCAGAAGCTGTTGCTGTAGTAGTTGTTGTCACTACTTCATCAGCCCTTTTAACAGTTGAGCCATATCCCCAGAAAGTTGCTGGTAAGTTATCGTTTAAGTCATTAATAGAGTTTTCAAGAAGGTAAGTTTTCCCAGGCGTGAAGTAAAAATTATAATGATCTGTTACGTGTAAGTTATCAATCGCAGCGTTAATCGCAGGAGCATCATCAGCCACCCCATCGCCAACTGCTCCAAACCAATCTACATAAATATGCCCTTTCTGATAATCGCGCTCCCAAACCACACTATTGCTTGCTACGATAATAGTGCCTCCATTATCAGTGCCACTGCTTACCCTTCGGAATAGCCCTGCCAGACCAGGCTTATTCACATAGACTGCATTTGCGCTGCCTGTGTACGCTCTAAGGGCTGTGTAATCCCAAAGTGTGTCAATGCCTGCGCCGCCGCCGCCAGTCAAAACCTCCCAACTTCCCGCCGAGTTAACCGTCCAAAACTGATCTACGGAATTGACATACACAAGCTGCCCAATTCGATTATCAATATTAGCAGTATCTGCAAGCGTTGAAAGCGTATCAATAGCGTTGTATCGGTTCCATACGGAGCCTGAGCCTGAATATACATACACTTTTTTAGTGTTCAGGTCTATGGCAAACTCTGAAGCATCAGTGAAAGGTGTCGGGTCAAAGTTAGGCCGCCCCTCAAAGTAAAGGATACCGCTGCCTTTATTGATTAGCCCATCGTTTGAGCCTTCATTCTGTGCTGCTGCGAAAATCGGCAGCAATGCGAAAAGTATAATTATTACACGCTTCATGCTGTGCGTTGTTTTATGAGGTTTCCAAAATTAAAATCATTCAAAGCGTACAAATCGTTCACCTGAACGCCGCCTATACCTGCTTCTATATCATTGTTATAAGCAGCAGCAGGGTATGTAATTATGCTTGTTCCAAATGGGTAGCCATGCGCATTGCTTTGTGATAATTCAAACACCACATTCCCGCCCACAGCATTATACCCTGCTGTAGCAGAGCTATAAGACGTAAATGTAGGCACGCGCATCAAAACAGATTCAGGCAGGCCGTACACGTTGTCTGATGTTGTTGTGAAGTAATCCCCTGAGCTTGCACCGTCTGTTTCGGCAGATTCAACTGAATCGTACTGCCCAACAGGGGTAATGCTTTCAAAGGGGTCGCCTTCAGCGATAACAGGACCAACTGCTTTCCTAAACCTGTTCAACCCTATGCCTAGTCCGATTCTCATCTTAATAGCTCGTTTGCGTGATTTGCAAAGTTGCAGTACAAGTCGTTTCACTCGACGCGCCACCTGGTATATTACTTACCGTTATGGTCATTGCATCATTAGTATTATCGGGAAACAATGATATACTAACGTTATCAAAATCAGTGTCATCTAATAAAGCATCAGTATCGTCTATAATTTGAGTAGAGATAGTGCCCCCGATATTTTTTGCCGTGAACCCTGCCCGCATATATTTGTGGTCTCCAAGCTCCACAACGCCATCAGCAACAGTTGCTATGCAACCAACCTCAATGCGCCCTACATACAGCGTATTGTTCGGGATTGCAATCACCTCGCTGCTGCCGTCTAAGTATAAGTTAAAGTTACCTGTACCTGTTTTTTCTGCCCAAGCAATCAGCCGGGTATATTGTGTTTCGCCGGAGTTAGCGCCGCCGCCGCCGCCTGCATGAGCGTATTGGTTTCTAATACTTGCTAATCCGTTTTCACCATGCACGTACGCGCCTGTACCTGTCGCTGCATTGTTCTGCCCCCCTGCAACTACAGATGCGTTGCCTGAAGCTGTCGGGTTGATCCCTAGCGCTACTGCTCCTATACCCCTGTTAGCATTATCAACTTGCGTACCCTGAAACCTCCCTGCAGCAAAGTAGCCTTTTGAGTTGTCGAACAAAAACCTGTCATCTTCAGCAGCGTTGCCGCTGTCATCAAGCTGTGAAGAGCCAAACACAAAGTCTAGCCCTGATGAGGCGCTAACTGTTCGCACTGTGCCGGAGGCGTCTTCCCAAAACGCTGAGCTGCCTGTGCCGCTTAATGAATCGCTAATAATTCGCTGTACAGTTTGGAGATCAGGTAATGCCCTGGGCCTGCCTGCAAGCAAAGCATCTGAAAGCCCGTTAAAGTAATCACCGTCATAGGTTATGCCCTCGCCGTTCACAGTATTGAAAAACGTAAAATTGCTGTCTGTCTCTTTAAATCCTGCTTTGTCTGTGCCGTAGTTGAAAACCAAAAAATAAGGCACGATGTCATTGTCAACACGTGGCGAAGAAAGGCTGATTAGGGTGTCTACGCCGCCCGTAAACGGTATATCTGTCGTAAAGCTTAACTGGTTTCTGTTCATAGGGATAGTTACATCACCTGCGGCTAGGCTATCCTTTAGCCACCCTGTGCCGCTGCCGCCAGATATAGTGCCCGGCTCCCAAACACCTGAGCTTGAATTATAGACCAACACCTGCCCGTTTGTTGCGCCATCCGTGGTGACATCGTGCAAGTCATCTAATCTAGGGTAGTAGGTAGGACGCACAAACAAAGTGCCGTTATTAGCAGCATGAACAACCGCAGCAATAGGAATCCGCAACGAAGGCTCAGAAGGTGCTGTTACCGTCAAACATCCGGCAGTTGTTGCACTTAGGTATAGAATATCTCCGTCATCCCACGTTTCGCTACACACACTGCCATCGGTGTCAATGCCTCGTATCTTACCGAACGCTGTGACAAAGCCGTCAGCGCCGTTGGCTATCTCTTCAGTAGCAACGCCCATGATGTACTTTGCCTCGCTTGTTGTATCAGCCCTTGCAAGTGCAATCAACAGCCTGCCGGAGTTGCCTAAGCTGCCCGAAAACTGCACTACCTGCCCATCATTGATCGTGCTGCCTGTTTGGTTTTTGACGTAGTAGACCATCTCCTGTCCAACCTGTAGCGTCACATCGCTATCTAGCGCGACATCTACAGTGCTTTCATCGCTGTTCCAGCCCATCATTCCGGGCGAAAGGGTAGGTTCTTCTACTGTGTTGAATGCAAGCTCTTCAAAGTCGGTAACACCTGAAGTCAGATTGGCAATAGTATCCCCAACGCTGTACACTGTAGCCACCTGCGTTGTATCAACCTTAAAATTAGCCTTATCAGTGGTCATTGTTGTCACAACACCAAACCCGCCTTCTAGGTCTAAGAACTCCCCGTCCCCGATCTGCTGAGCGCTGCCTACGTCACCCGTAAAACCGATATTAATACCACTAAAATCGACTGTTAAAGGGTCGTTTTCTGAACCGCCGCCGCTTATGTCACCAGAAGTATATAGCAACCTATTACTTGTGTTGCCGCCTGATATGCCAAAAGTCAGGAAATCACCTGTGAAGTCTACATTGATTGTTTGAATCTCATTTGTAGCATCAAGGTCGCCTGTGTTTTCAATGAAAATAGTGCCTGTGCCTGTGTTCTCAGTAATACCGATACCTGCCTGAGCTTCGATTGTTACGCCCGTGCTGCCGGATGTATTGCTGTTAATTACTGATGTGCTGCCTAAGCCTGCTGCAACTGTCAGGCTGCCCTCATTCGTAGCATCAGCGTCCGCGTCATCTACATCATCAACGTTGTCCGCAAATCCTGCCGGGACACCTGTCAAGCTGCCCCATGCGCCATCAAAGTCGTCGCTTGCATCAGTGTCCCACCCTGAGAAACTACTTAGCGTTTCAATACCTGATATGTCAATACTGAAAGCACTGCCCGGCGCTGCTACTGTCACGTCTATTTCTTCATTGCCAACATCAAGCGTGCCTGCTGTAGCAACGCCATCTGCTGCGCCTTCGCTAACTGCATCTAAGTCACGCTTGAGGCTGTCAATTGCCTGCTGTACATCGTTCACGTTCAGGGGCAGATAGCTGTCATTATACCACACTTCCCCTGCCGTTTGGTCGTCCGTGCCCACGTTTGGGTCAGGTGCTGAGATAGTGTACTGCCCGTTTGCGTAGGTGATATTGATGTTGTTGCCTGCGATTATGGTGTCAACCTTAACGCCTAAGCTGTCGTACAGTGCCGAAATACTGTCTGCCTGTAACTGATGCAGGCTATCAACAGGGATGATGGCTGTGTACACGGTGTCGCTCTCCATTGTGATACTTAGGCTGTCATTGCCAAAACTCACAGCTATAATGCTATCACCGTTTGCTACCGTACCTAGCAAGCTATCGAGCCTTAGCGCATTGTGCATATCAATCAGCCCTTTTGTGACGTTGCTCAAGCCCAAGTTATCAACGCTGCCTGGAGGGATTATCCCGTTTGCGCTCGGCCTGTACACCTGCCCGGAGCCTGTCGGCGCGCCTGATGCGCTTACCCTCGCCTGCACTGTCACATCAGCCTCAAAGTTGCTTGCAGTGCTGTGTATGGTTAGCACTTCGAATACATCACCGCTGCCGTCCACAATCTCATCGCCGATCTGAATGTTTTTAGTTGACACCCCTAGATTATAGCGGTCGATGAAGTTGAGAATGTCGCCCCGATAGTTATCGCCTGTCGTATTTACGAAATCATCAAATGTACAAATGCCGACAAAATCAGACTTCAACTGCGCCTGAGCGACAACAGGCAGCAACAAAAACAATATGATAGATAGCCTTACTGCCATGATACGAATTTGATTAGAATGTCTACTTTGTTGATGTTAGTCAGGTTGTTGAATACTAGGTTTGTCTGCCCTACTGTAACGCCCTCATTTATCTGTACACTCTCGTCGTTAGGGTTGTGTACAATCTGATTCGTTGCATCAGCTCGCTTTACCTGAGTGATACAGCTAATTTCAGTACCTGCAAGCCCAAAGCGCAAGGTCAGCGAACCGCCTGAAAAGCTAGTGCTACTGCATGTCATCCTAAAGCTTTCCGGGAAGCTGCCTGCTGCAAAATCCACTTGAAAAAGCCCCTGCGATGGGTTTGTAATAGTTGGCGCATCGCCCCAATATAGTACAGTGCCAGCAGGGTCAATATCTCCAGGAGCAGGGATGCCTGCTGCAAAGCTGAAATTAGCCCGCGAAGGCTGTGAAGCGCCGCCCTCATCATACCAGACTACGCTGTCCATGAAGTTATGAAACTGCGCCTCTGTTGGCGTGTCGCCGGTATTGAAATACCCCTTTATTGTCGCTCTGCTTTCCTGAGCCATGTTGCAAGTTTACTGGACCACAAAGTCCGTTTCGATAATCCAAAATCCAACACCTTCAGTTGCCGGGTTGCCTCCAACCCTAAACAGCGCTGATTTTGCGAAGGCACCGCAATTGGCGCTCTGTGCTTCGGTGTACAGATAGTCAGTATTAGCAGGTAGGGCAGCTACTACCCCTGCTGCCAGTTCTGCCTGTGTGTACGTGCCAAGCAGCGTTTCGCCTGAATCAGCAACAGCATAGAGCTTTGTTAGCACATTAGGCAGTGCCCTTGCTGTTATCGTATCAGTGCCATCATCATAGGTGAGTATTCGCGGTAGGAGCAATTCTCCGCTATCAGCGATAAGGTACTCGTCATCTGCTGTGTTGTACACTATATCGCCATCGGTGAGCGTGATTGTATCGTAAGTGCTGCCGTTGTACTGCTGTAAGATAAGGTTCAGGCTTCCGTCAAGCACTACGATGTAATCATCTTCCTGCAAATTGCGAATAATTCCTGAACTATCCAAATAGACGGCATTAGTGTAGTTCTTATCGTTAAGCGTTAATTGCGCTACTGCATCGTAAGTTGTAACAATACAAGTGCCTGGCGCTGCTTCGTAGGCGGTACTGCCGACAGGCCGCCCGGAGTTGATGACGACGGTATCTGTCGTGAACTCAAAGGTCACATCTGCTAAGTCGCCAAAGTCCTCCCATGCCGGGTCGCCCATATCAAACTCATCAACGCTGTACGTCCTGCCGTCCCGGTAGTTGTATATCTCGACCTGATCATGCAGGCTGATAAGCCGCATCGCGTCAGTCAGGTATTCAGGTATAATTGTATTGAACTTGTAGCGCTTGAAGCTGACCTGCTTCAGTTTCAGGCTTCTGCCGTCACGCTGTGACACCTCCTCGTCGTACTCATAGCTCGGCTTCCCAATATCGGTGCAAAGGTATAGTGTTGACTTGTATGGTGCCTGATAGCGCACAAAGCCCCCCGGCACGCAAAACTCCTGTAAGTGCCAATATTGAATACGGATAAGGTCTGCTGTGCTTGCTACCAAGCAGAAGTAATCAGAATACCAGGTGTTCGTACCATCGCTTAGTATCAAATAATGATAGCCCACCTCAGAATAAGTGATCGCCACTGTTCCGGGGTAGATAATCAGGTCGAAATCCTCGCCGTCAGGCTGTGCTACTTCCAGCCCTGTATTCTGCATTTGCGCCAGAATATCTGTGCTGTTGCCATCGCTGACACGCACAATAGATACGCTTGTTATTGCTGCTCCTGTCCTGCTGCGCATAATCTGAAACGGCAGGATGAAGCCCACAGGGACGGGCAGCTCATAGCCTTGCCCATAGGCGTACCACTTTGCTGCCTGCTGTTTTTCAAGCGCATCGTAGAAAGGCAGAGGTAGTATATTACTATTCGGTGTCATGCAGCAAGGTTATTTTGATGTTCAATGTAGACAGGCGCACTTCGATGTTAGTCGGCAGGCCGTCACCTATCTCTGTGCGCACTAATTGCAGGGGGTTCACGACTTCATTGCTTGCATAGTCAAGCTCCTGCTGCTTTGCTCTGCGCACGCTGTTTGCTGTCACCTCTGCTCTGTTGATAGTCAGCAGGGCAGCAGGCATAGCGGCTAGGAAGTAGTTTTCATGTACGTAAGGCAATGAGACATACCCGTTTTGCAGCCTGAAACTTTCGCCACTACTTGTTATAATGTCCACGAACGGCGCCCTAAAGCCTGCCGGGTCTAGCTCCGCATCAATAAGCACAAAACCATCAGGGTTAATCTCATTCGGGTTGGTGTTGATGTAGTCAATATCACAGGTGAACTTGCTGATATTGCGCTCCTCAACATTACTGCCCTGCGCAAAAGCGCTGCGCACCTCAATCGGGTAGCCCTCAAAAGCCCGGCTCGACTTGTCCATGTACCCGAACTCCAACCGTGCGGGTATCTCTTCTTTCAGATATTCCCACCTGTTTGTCCGATGCATCCACGGCAGACCGCTCTGCGGTTCTATTAGCGCTGTAAGGTCGGCACCTACCTGAGTGCCGGAGTACGTGCCGCCTGCCTCAAAAAAGCTTAGGTGCTCAATCCTCAGCCTGTTTCCACTATCTACATACCAATCACAGTTGTACAGGTTCAGCAGCATTTCAAAGACATCAGACAAGCGTATTTCTGCGCGTGTTGCTGCCCGGTCGTACTCGCCTATAATAACGTTGCTTTTTGGGATTATTACAGGGTATTTGCGAGTGCCGCGCACCGGGTTGTTATTGCCGTAGAAAAAGTCTGAGTATTCTGCTGTATTGCCGTAGCTGACATTTGGCGCAAACTGGTCAAGTAGCGCATTGATCGCATCATGCAACTGGTAGCCGTCATTGATGCCGATAACTTGACCATTACCGTAGCTTCCTGCTAAGTCGTCAGGGTAGTAGAACCACATTGAAAAATATTGCCACTGCGTTGGGCTGATCGGAAATGGCTTTGCATAGCTGCCCGCCGGTGCTGCCTCTGTAGGCTCTGCAAAGTATTGCCCTGAAAGCCCTACGGCATCCTCAGCGTATTTGCCCCACCTTGTCGGCTCTGCACTTGCTGCGCTGCTAAGGATAATTGTAGGCACATCAGCCTCAGGTATTACGTACCTGTAAGCACTGCCTGAAGGCGCTATATCTTCATCCGGTAACAGCTCGCCTGTAACGCCGTTCAGTTCCTCTACAGGGCTTATCAGCCTGCTGTAAATCTTCACCCTGAAAGGGAATATATCAGGACCGCCGATGCCTACCGGGCGCAAGGGCTTGCCTTTCTCTAAGTCGTTGCCCTCAAATCCCTGACCTGGAAAGATGCCCTCACCGAACGGCAGCACGTCAGACTGATATATGTCTGTGCCTGTGCTTTCATCCCTAATGCGCCACCTGTTGCTGATGCGCTGTAGGCGGTATGCGCCGTCCTGCCTGATGAATAGCCCTGCTAGTACAGGGTCAGATTCGTAAGTACCTGATACGTCAACAGGCATCGTGTCAAAATAAGGCACTATCACCCTGCTGCCAATGCCTGTAATACTGAATTTGTAAGTATCTGTAAGCTCTGTCTCTGTATAGGGTGAACCTGAGCCTGTAGGGCGCAAAACAGGCACCTCAGCGTTTGTGCCATTCACATAGTTATTCACATAGCTGCTGCCTGCAATGTACACCTGTAAGATAGGCTGCAAGGTATATCGCACTGCTGACGTGACAGGTGCAATATCGACAAGGTTATACTCCCTGTTCAGCCCGTCAAGCACCTTTTTTGTCGCGCTATTCGACTGCAAGCTGACAGTAACAAGCCTGTTATCAGCATCGAAGGAGCAGTCCGTCTTTGCGAATTTACCCCTAAAGAACACCTCCTGCGTTGACTGCCCGGGATAGATAACAAAAATTGTCAGGGGTACTTCTGTCTCGATGCTCAGCCCTGCAATCAGGTCGTACTCATCGCGCACAAACGTAAGGCTGCCGGACAGGCTTTCTGTGAAGTGGTTGCGCCCCTGCGCCCGTTCGATAGACTTGCTCAGCTCATCATCGTACACAGGGTGCAGGTTCAACTCCTCACCGTTGATTAGCGCTGCGAACCGATATTCTGCCTTACACCTGCTCATACGTATATCGTCCTTTTGTTGCCCCTACGGCGCACCATGCGCCCCTTTGAATCGGTGTAGTATTGTTCTGCCCCATTCTGCCGGATGGCTGACAGGTGCCCCTCCATGCGCTTGGTATCAACATTCACGCTTTGCGATACGACCGGGACAATTTGTGCCGCCTGCCCCATATAGCTGAACTGCCGATCAAAACTTTGGTTGTTCAGGCTGTCGATAATTGCAGGCAGGACAGACCGGTAACGAGATGTTGCCTTCCTGTTGATAACAGCCATTGCCTCCCCGCGTTCTGCCCGCATCTGTGAGCCATGCCCATCTGTGCCTATGAAGATGTCGTTACCTGATTCGTGACTGCCGCCGTAGTCCAAGAACTCCAAGCCACCGTCACGGAAAATCTTTGTTGCTTGGAAGGCTTTAATTTTGGCGGCTGCAAAAGTGCCGAACATCAATGCAATTGCAGGGATTGCAGCAGGGATCCCTAATTCCTTGTAAATCTTAGATGCTGCCGTTATCAGATTGCTACTTTGCGTTACCGTATCAATAGCGAGCTGTGCGCGTTGTGCGCGTTGCCGCTGTTGCAGGGCTTCCTCCTGTTGCTGTTCTGCTGCCTTCAGTTCTTCCTGTCTTGCTTCGATATTCGCCGCTTGCCCTTGTTCGGCAGCCGTGATCTCTGCCTGCAAAGCCGCCTGCGCTGCCTGTACCTCTCGCTCTGACGCTTGCACAGCAGCCTCAGCAGCCTGTACCCGCGCTTGGGCCAGTTCTCCGATTTTCCCTTTTGCAAAGTCTATGCTGTTTTTCAGTTGTTCCTGTTCTGCATCGCCGATGCCGAGGCGGGCAAATAACCCTTCTTCATCGCTCTGCCCTACTGTGTAATCTATCTCAACCCCTAAGTCCTCATCCCTATCTTGCCCTGCGGCAGGCAGCATTTCAAGCGGCGCAGCCTCTGCCTGCCTGCGCTCCATTACCTCTTTTGTAAGCTCTTTCTCCGCTTCTGCAAGGTCCTGAACAGCCATGCGCCTGTCTCTAATTATTTCCAGGACCCTACCCTCAACAATTTCTGATAGCCCTAACTGCCGCAGTTTTTCGCGCAGGACAACTAAGTTGGATTCATTAATAAGCTCGTTAGCATCTAGCTGTACACCTGTGAACTTCTGTATTGTCGCTATCTGCTCAGCAAAGCTGTCATCAGCAAGTTGCTTTGTCTCTTCAAGGAGTTTTTGCCGCTCTGATGCTGCTACTGTCTCATCAGCTATAATGCGCTCATTAATTGTTTTCTGATTGTCGAAAATATCTAAGAACAGGTCTAGGTCACGTTCAAGCCTGTCCTGTACCAACTCCCTGCGCGTCTTCTCATTCTCCTGCACCGTCAGGGTGTAGTCACGTTCAGCGCCTTTCAGCTCGACAAACGCTTGCAACTGCTGGTCTAGCAAATCCTCAACATCCATGCCCTGCTGCCTGCGCAAAGATATTTCCTTGTTGATTAGGTCTAAATTGCTTTGCGCTATCTGCAATTCAAGTGCTGCCCGTTGTTCGTTAGCATCCCTTGCCGCCTCTGCTGCCTCTTCGCGCTCCTTGAATGAGCGTGTCGTGTCATCCGCAATAATCTGCAAGCGCCCTTCCTCAGTTATAATAGATTGCAGCGCCTTTTCTAACTCCCTGTTCTGCCGGATAGTCTGCCTTCGCGCATCTGCAAGGTCAATATAAGCCTGCGTTTGCCTGAATATTTCTTCGGTAACCTTGTTAACGCTTTCCGCAAAGTCTTCTTGCTGTTCTTTGTCTAAACCTGTACTCATTTGCACAATAGCAGTAGCAGCATCCTGTGCCGCCTGCTGAATGCTCGGTAAGTCTCTGTCCCAAATGCCCTTTAGCCCGCTGCCGACAGCTTCAAACAAGTCGATCAGCCCCTCAAATCGGTTGACGATATTCTCTTTAAGTGCTGCCCAAAGGTCTTCAATAGCCCCGATAGGGTCGTTGAACGCATCCACTGCAATGTCCACAAACTTATCAACAAAGCCGACAAGCACAGACATGGCACCGCTCAGCGCACCGGAGGCTTTCTCCATCAGCCTTGCCCCGCGCTCGGTCTTTGTGAACGCTGCAAACAGCCCTGAGATAGCACCGACAAGCAAGCCAATCACAGCAAGCAAAGGCGTTTTGCTGACCATATCCATCGCCTGCCCGAAGCCTGTGGTTTCCTTGATTGCCTCAACTACCGATTCCTTGTAATTACCGACATTTAGCGCTGTTTTGCCTGTCTCTTTTTGCAGGCGCTTCATCTCTTCGTATATCTCGCGCGTCTTAGTGACCAGCCCCTCGCTTGCCTCTGCTGCTTCGCGCTGTTCTTTTGACATCGCATTAAGGCGCTGTTTGTTCAGGCTGTATTGCGCTGACAGGGCGTTATAGCTGCCTGCTGCCGCCTTCGCTGCCTTAATCTCCAACCTTGTCTGCCGGGTATTTTCTTTGCGCTGCTCCCTAAGCTTTATCAGCTCCGCCTCCTGGTCGCGGTATTCACGGGTGAGCTTCTCTTTTTCTTTCGCCAGCCGGTCGGCTGCTTTTGTCGCTTCAGTAATTTGCTTTTGCCCTGCCTCCTGCGCTACGTTGGCTGTTTTCAGCGTTTTAGCATACTGTGCAGCGACCTTTTGCACCTCCTCTATCTGCTTGCCCAAACGGCCTAGCTCTTCGATAGCGCGGCTTATTGCACCATCGTCAACGTATATATCTGAAGCCTTAATCGGGTTTGCCATTCGCCTGTTGTTATAGGCGAGCATGGGTGAGTTGCTGCAATGTACGAATATTTCAGGATTGCGGCAAATGTTACCTTTTGCGATCTTGCGCTTTGACCTTCTTTTTCACTGCCTCCAAGGCCCTGTAAAACTCAAGCACTGTCATCGTCTTAGGGTCTTTCGGCACATGCTGTGATAAGCCTATGCAAATATCTTCAAAGTTGACTATCGTTTTGGCTTCAACGCCATTAGGCCCCCAATACTGCTGCGGTGCAGTAGTGCTCAACATTTGAGCATCAAGGAAGTCTACTTTTGCCTTATCGACCTGCTGCCCGGCTATCTCCTGAAGGATAAGCGCTGCACGCTCTTTTAGCCTGCTGTACTGCTGCTTGACTTTGCCGGACTCTTTTTGTTGCGGAAAGTAAAGAGCCATCTCATCGTCAAGTTTTTTTTTACATCATTGAGCGCCTGCCGGATAACGCCTACTGTAAGCCCTTTTTTGTTTAGCCTGCTCAATACCTCTTTTGCATCTTCTTCATTATTGACCTGCACTTCTTTGCCGTCAATACTATGGATCAGCGCTGCAAAAGAAAGAAATTCAGGGTTGCTGTGTTCGATCACAAACGCCATGCTCTGCCGCATGTTGTCAAGCTCTTTTACAGCGTTCTCCTGTTGGTTGTGCTTAATGAACTGCCTTACGCGCAGCAGGCGGCGGTCTACATCTTCAATAGTGCCGCCTATGCCGCTATCTATTGCAGCGTAAAGGTTGAAGCGGTGGAAGGTAGTGATAGGCATTGTCTCAATGCTGTCGTGGAGCTTGACGGCATGCCCGTTGATTTTGATAGTGCGCATTAAGGGCAGTTTTGGAAGTAGCGGATATCTAAGTCGACACGCAGCGCACCATAAGGCTTCATCAGGAACTGGCTGTCGATTTCCCAATAGTCATAATCCTGATAGATGCCTGCTGCGGTGTCATGGAACCGGATAGGCTTAATCTGAGCAGTGCTGAAGGCGGTCTGCGCAAAGAAGTCAAGCACATCAGACTTAACGCGCTCTACGGTGCTGCTGCCCCATTCGGTAGGGTACACCTTGCGGTAGTCAAAGAAGAAAACCACTGCTGCCTCTGTCTGCATCTGTGAACGCCCTCGCTGGTAGTCTATTGCATCGCTGCCTCCGCGTTCGATATAGCTGTGGTTTTGCAAGTGTGCATCAGGCAGCAGGTTGATGTACTCCTTGTCGCCTACCTGTACAGCCGGGAAGCGCAAGTCGCGCCCGTCATCGTATCGCTTTACCCTGCGTTCTGCAATCAGGTAGCCATTTGACAGCCAGGCGAAGTGCGCTAACAGCTTTGTGCGCAGCTCGATAGCTACGTTGTCAAGCAAGGCAGGGGTTTGGGGTATATATGCAGGATAGTTGCTTGGGCGGCTCATAGTATTGCTTTTCTGAATGCGTTTTGAATTTTCGGCAGCAATAGGCGGTTAAGCACTGTCAGGCTATCATCAGACAAACCTAATATTGCCGGGCTATACTTGCGTACAAGGTCAGGCGTTTTGGGGTCATTAGCAACAAGCTTAAATTCTGTTGCCTGCCACTGCACGCCTACTGATCGGTGAAAAGCCCCTGTATCTCTAAGCGTCACCCTGTTAGTAGGCTGCCCTGTTTGCGACTTGATGGCTTTTGTGAAGGCGGTATAAGGTGGGGTAATAGCTGCCCCATCTGCACGCTCGCCTTTGTTATACATCTGCTCATCAGTATTCAAGCGCTCAATCGTAGGCTGCTCAGTCTTAGCAACGACAATAACCTGCTTGTCAGCATCGCGCTGCCATCGCTCTAAGGCTTTCGTGATATCGTCGAGGCTTTTTATCATACCGTAGTGTACTTCACCCCTCTCCGCAAGCAGGGCAGGCAATGCTTATCAAGTTGATTCATGTTAACGCTGATCGCCTGCTTTGCTTTTTCTATCCTATGCAAGATGCCCATAGGGCGAGCGCCTTGACTGTCCCCATGCAACTCAAAAAGTATCTGCGATTTGTCTGCTATCGCCTGATTTCGGTTAATGCGCACATTCGGGTTGTATGCCATCTCTCCAAGCAGCGCAGCAGCAACATGTAAGCTAATCAGAGTTTTGAAAAGCTCCTTTTGATCTAAGATGAAATCCGTGTAATCGCATTGCATATTTAGGCGCAAGTTCAGCCCAAGATTACTGTCGTAGTTGTACGCATTGCGGCTAATATCCCACAGTGCGCTGCCGTCTGCATCAACAGAGAACGGCGAAGGTAATACCATCTTAGCACCTGGGATTTGCTGCGAGATTGCTGTGCGCTCAAAGTAATCGTAAGCGCCGTTAATGCTTTGCCCGGTAAGGTCGTCCTGATGATAGACAATATAATGCGCACCGTAGCCGCTGACCTGCCAATTCACTTCCTCCCATTGCACGCCGCCATTGCCTGTGTAGTTGACAGTCGCCGTTTGAACTGCTGCGGTCTTATCGCTGCTGAATAGCTTGATTTCAAGGCTTTGGTTTTGCGTTAGCTGTACGCCTATCTGCTCAATAGTCAGTACTAGGTCACGGCTACGCTTCGGCACTAATTCAATACCTACAAGCCTGCCAAAATTCTGATCTGTGTGCACTTGCCCTGCTGCGGTCTGCCATAGCTGCCTGCGCTCTAACAGGTTTTTTGCTGTGCGCATCGGCAGTTTGTGGTCCAGCCAGTCCGTTACCGCGTTAATGATACCTGCTTCTGTTTTTTCTTGCAGCCAATCTGTGAAGGCTTGCGCTCGTTCGCTTGCATTATCTCCTAACAGCTCAACGTCAGGGGCGATGCTTAGTAGGTTGTCGAACGTCAGGAGCGGGTGCACATCGTTATAGTACAGCCCGCTTGTTGTGCTTGTAAGGCCATGCAACTGCAAGCCGTCAGCGTCACGGTTCTGCCGCCAGCCGATAAGCCCGATAAGCCCGGTTTTTAGTGTGCTTGCTGTGTACATGCCTGTTATTTTGAAAGCACCTGCCTGTTACGGCAGGTGCAGAATTATCCAAAACTATGAACAACGATGCTACTGTGCGATGGTACTAATCACCGGGCGTATAGTCGTCAATTGCGTGCTCGAAGGCGCAATGGCAAGCACTCTGATTTTGCCGCCGTTGATATTCCCAGAATGAATCAGGCTTGTATCGCTTGCGCTGCTTACAGTGTGCAACGTGGCGTACTCTGTGCCGTTCGGGTTGAGTGCAGCTTGCAAGTAGTAGGTGTAATTGCCTGTGCCTGTTTCTACGGACGTATTAACTTGCACGTCATAGTCAACTGCAATGCTGTAGCTTCCGAGGTCGAAAATGGCAGTATCAAGGCTTGAAGATGTTTCCAGGGTGTCCTCAGTGATTGCGCGGACTGTGCGCGGTGAAAACTGAGCGCCTACCTGTTCAGGCTCAGGCGCTGGTGCTGCCTGCGGTTGCTGACATCCAAATACCGTCATCGCAAGCAGGGCTATAATAAGAATATGGATTTTCATGGCTTGAAAATTATAAAGGTTGAAAAAGGCTAGGTGGCAGCCTTTGCCACACACCTAGCGGAACACTCACCTATGCTCGCCCTTTCGGGTTTGCTTAGCTTGTTGCGATGTCGAACTTGATGATCGGCGTTGGGATGGTCGTTGCATCGCTGTTGTAAGGCGTAAGGAACGCAATATCAATAGCGAAGTCAAAGGCCTGCTCATACGTCCGCGTCAGCCCGGTAGTGCCTGCGTGAAGGCCGGAAGCGTCCACCGCGTTTTCGTAGTAGTAGGTTCCGAACGTCAGGTCCAGTCCAGGCACAAGCACCGTGCCCCACTCATGCCCATCCGCCAGACGTGTAGATGCCAGAGAGTCAGGTTCAACACGGGTAACGATACCGAGCTGCCCGTCAGCAACGGCAAAGCCTGTCGCTTTTTTGCCTGCTGCATTGCTGATGCCGTTCGTGAAGTGCATCGTCTTGTTCATGAACTGTAAGGTCTTGTCCTCTTGGTTCATCTCGCCGAAGCCTTCCATGCGGAGCATAATGCTGTGGAATCCGGGGTTGCCGATAACGTCCATCGTCATGCCGTAGTAGTCGTTAGACATCATCATCGGGTCGAGGTCAGACAGGATATAGCTGTCCTTTAGGCTGGCAGCGGTTTCGCTCACTACGTTGCCTGCAAAGGTGTGCCCGCCTGTCACATCGCCAATCACCTGCGTTTTTTGCGCATCCAACTGCGTGACGGCCAGCCCTTCGAGCGTGCTCATCATCTTGACGATCATCGCCTCGAACTTCTTGTTGAAGTCCTGCTGGTAAGTCACATCGTTGTTGAAATGCTGCTGCGGGTACATCTTGAAGCCATACGCCAAAGTCGTAAAGCTGATGGTGTACAGCGCAGAAGTGTTCTCATCGGCTGCAATCGTCAGCGGGCGGGTGCTGCGGATGGTCACGTCCTTGTAGTTGATAGCTGGCAGCTTGACGGTGTTACCGAAGCTGCGGCGTACCTTCTCAATCAGGTCGGCAGTCAGCCAGGTAGATGGCGCATCGCTTTGGCGCTTGAACGTATCAAAAGCACCTGCGCGGGTAACGCGGAACTCGTTTTTGTCAAATTCTGGCGATTGGGCGCGGAACTCAAGAGCCAGAGTGTTCACTAAACTCATGGTTTGTTAATTTTGAACTGCGCTGGCTCGTTCGCGCTCAATGTGAAAAATAAAGTTATCGGAGCGGCAAGTCGTCTACCTGCATTTCAGAGTAAGCCTCCTTCATGCGGGCGTGGTACTCGTCGCTATCAGCAGCGATGCCCTCAGCCATCAGGCTTTGCCGGATCATGTCTGTGGCTTCGCTTTTTGTGCGTGGCGTACCTGCAATGGCGACACTTTTGCCCTGTCGGCCCTCGCCGTTAGTCTTCGTGCCTGTGCCTCCTTTGGCATCGTCTGCAAGTACATCCTTAATCTGTTGCAGGAATAACTCCTGCGGTTTATACGGCTCCTGCAAGTTCTTCGGGTTGGTGACGATATTCCCCTGATCGTCACGGAAGATAGGGATGCGGTTGCCGTCTTTTTCAATCCAATCGCGCTTATACTGTGACAGCACCTGCTCTTTGGCTGTCTTGATGTACGTTTCGCGGATGGTATCAGGTATCTCAGCCTTGAACTTTACGCCTGCTAGGGCGCTATCAATGTGGCGCTCAAACTCGAAACGGTCAAGCTTATCGCGCTCCTGTTCAATCTGCTGCTTGTACTCATTTTCTTTCTCCTGCACTTGGCTTTTTAGGGCAGCCAACTGCGTGTCGCGGTCTTTGATCTGCTGTTCCAACTTTTCAATCCTGCCGGACAGCATACCGGATTTATCACCGCTTTTGAGCTGCTCTTCAAGCACCGTTTTTTCGCCTTTCAGCTTATTTAGCGCCTGCTCGTATTCGCTTGCTTTACTTGCTTTCTCTTTTGCCTCAGTAAGCGTCTGTTTCAGCAGCTCCCAGGATTTCACCTCACGCGGCTTATCAACGCCGAACACTTCTTTCAAGTCAGCATCCAGCCTGTCCCACATTTCGCGGGTTTTGTTGGCTATCGCCTCGCTCAATACCTGCTGTTCATCGTTTGCGCTGAGCGTTGCAATTGCTTTCACCTGCTCATCGGTAAGGCTTTGCAGCGCTGCTTGTTGTTTGATTTTGTCCTCTGTCAATGGCATCGTCTATAGTTTTGGTTATGCTTTGCGGGTAGCTCCGAAAATGTCAATATCTTCAAGCGCCTTTGCGCCTTGGGGCAGGTGCAGCACAGCGTGTACTACATAGCCCTGCGCCCGGTGATAGCGCCCGAAGTTGTCCCATGCCTTCGGGTCGAATTTTTGAATGCGCGGGCGGCTGTCCTTCTTGGGCGGCGTGCTATTGTCATAGGTCGGCACCTCAATCAGCGCATGAACAAAGCCTTTTTCATCGTCGTCAGGCGTGTACTCAATGCCTGACAGGTCAGCACCGTTTGCGTCTACCCTGTTTGCAAGCACATCAGCGAGCAGGGTATTGGCAGGCTCATCGCTAAAGGGCAGCGGCTCGTCCTGCGCTTTCAGGGCTTCAATATCTTTTTGCACTGTTGCAGGCTTGACGCTGAACTCATCGCACACATGGGCAATGACATCCTCTTCGCTCATGCCTGTTAGCAGCAGCTCGTCTACCCGGTTGAAACGTTCGTCTTTCTTACTCATCGTTTTGGTTTTGTGCCGCTGCAATCACAGGGCGTTGAATATAACTGTTAAGCACATTAGTAATGCGCTGTATTTTGCTTGCATATTCGATGTTTTCACCGAATTGGATAACGCTTGTATTCTCGCGCTCAAAACGTGCAATCAATGTGCTGAAGTTCATTTTCAGCATATACGGTTCGTACTCAATCTCCCCATTTTGGTACATCGCCTGCACCTGATTCTTGTCAAGGTGCCGGAACGGGTCTAAGTCAGACAGTATCTTAATGCGCTTCAGCTCTACCGGGTTATTTTTGTACTTCACCTCGTAGTATTCTGATTGCAGCATGGATAATATCTTATCGTCGACACCTGCGTTTTTTGCCTGTTGGTACATCTCAAGCAGTTCAGCAGGTTCATGCAGGTAGAACTCAGTGCCGTAGTTGATATGTGCGCTAATGAATTGCAGCCCGTACCGCAGCCGGCACACTGTCTCATCCACCCACTGCTGTGCTGCCTCAAACTGGCTTTTTAAATTGCGCAGCACCTGAGCTTTGCTTTCAAAGCTTGCAATTACCTGCTTTTCGTTGACTGCCTGGTTCTTGCTCATCTCACCGCCTGTGCCTGTCACGGCCTGAAATATCTCAAGCGCATAGGCTTTGCGCTTTTCGCGCACGTAATCCAGGCTGTTGCGGTCAACGCTGACGATGCCTACCGGGTCGCGCAGGTCTGCTTTGTCGTTTTCTAAGCCTGGAGGCGTTACCTCAACGAAGCTCCCTGCACCGTTGAGCCGACGCTTTGAGCACATCGGGCATTGCTGTAAGCCGTGCCCATGCCCCCTGCTGCCTGCGCGAGTAAGCACATAACTATTGTCGCTATCTCTGCGGAGGAATCCGCTATCGCAGTACACAAACCCGTCACGGCTGTTGTCAGGCGCTGAATAGTCGCAGTCCTGAGCAAAGCCCCAATAAATCGGATAAGCGCCGTACAGGTCAAGGTGCCGCTCGGAGATGGCGAAAAACAGATACCAGTCAAGGTCGCCTAACTGCTTGCTGATCGGGTTCTGCTTAACTCCACGCTGCTTGAAATTAACTGCGTTGGTCAGGAAGAACCGGGCGGGGGTATAGCCTAGCTCGTGCGTTGCGATGCTGATCTGCTGCCCTAGCGTCTTGTCCTTGTACTCATATACCTGCATCGCCTCATCGTCAAAGACAGCGATCCGGTCGTCCTTCTGCTCAAAGATGATATAGTCGAATGTGACGCCATCTTCTTCAAGCTCGTAGTCAAGCACAGCAGATATAGGCAGAAAATACCAATAAGCATCCTCTGATTCTTCCGGCATGTCAACGATAAGCACCGAATTAGGCATACAACGCAGGGCATTCATCCCTTTGTGCCGCCATTTTTTTTGCCATCCTTCGCGGTACTCATCCCAATCCTGCGCCGCTTCCGGCGTACTGAACTCGTAGTTATAGACAGCGTTCTTGCCGTCAAATATCTTTTCGAGTGCTGAGTAGATTTGCTCTGTCAGCTCAACGGTTTTGCCAGGAAACCGGAACAGGCTGCAAAACAGCTCATACTTCTGTATCGGGATAAGGGTTTTCACCCATTCCAGGTACTCAGTTGTATAGCGTTCAGCGCTGTTCTGATCGAGGGCAATATCAGTATGGAAGCGGATACGCTGCTCATGCCTTATTGCATCCGCAATCATCGTCCGGCTGCGCCTGCTGTCCAGTATTTCCGCTATCTCGTTTCGCTGAAGCACTCGTTTTTGTTTTCTTCGCCTTGCCGGCTGTTTCCTTTTTCCGCTTCCACCCGTGGCCCATGCCTAAAATCCGCTTAGCATGTTCTGCCTCAAATTCGTAGGGCTTACCGGACTGCGGATGGATTAATATGATCGTTTCTTCCATCTTACGATGTTGCAAGTTTGTCAAGCGGGTTAAAGTCTGTTGGCGTCACTACGTAAAACTCATCGAGCACGTTCGGCAGGACCTCAAAGCGGAAGGCGTTAGCATCGCGCTCGTCAAAGCCGCCAAAGCGTTTTTGTCCGAGAAAGAACGTCTTTTCAGCTACCGGGATAGGGAAGAACTCAGTCGGGTTGCTGTTATCATCAGCAAGGCCGCCAATCTGACCGTATTCGTTGATAAGGTACACGCCGAAAATTTCACACTCATAGGCGCGGATTTCCTTTGCGATGCTCTGCGGCAGCTCATAGAAATTGCCTTCAAACAGGTCAAGGTTTGCGCCTTTGACCGCCTGCTTACCGCCGAGGCTGTCGTTGCCGCCGCCTACAAGACGTGGTTCACCAGGTGTATTGGTTACGCCTTCCGTGAAAGGGGTTTGTACCACCTTCGTGCCGTCAGAAGCACTAAGCAGAGGGGACCATGATGCAATCACGTTCGGATTTGCTGATGCAATGGTAAGCTTGTTTTTGGTAGTGCCGGTCGAATAGACGCGCTGAAAAAACATCTTTTGAATTTGCCCGAAGTCTTCAAGGCAGGTAGGTAGGGTAATGTCACCGATTGCTGAGCCGGGAGGGCAAGAACATAATGCCATTTTGATATGGTTTATGATCGTGCTGGCTCGTTCGCACGGGATTAACAAATAGTTGCAACAAAAGTAAGTGAAAATTTGGAATTGTGCAAATAAAAACCCCTGCCGGAGAGACAGGGGTGATTGTAAAGCAGCAATTAGTATGAAACAAAGGCTAAGATAATCATTTTTTTCTTTTCCTGTGCTTCAGGCTGAGGCGAGTTGCACTGTACCTGCTTGCATCAATCAAATGGTTGTACTCATCCACAGGTATGCTTGCCTTCTTGTCGTTCCAGACGTAATTGTTGAGTTCTTTTTTCAGGTTCTTGCTGCGGTCTGTTACAATCAGTGTATAATCCTGCATATCCCTAATACCGTCCACAACGCTGCCTGGGTACTTCAGCGCCTTGCTAACGTTAATCCTCGCTTTTGCCATCGCTGCCACAGTGCGCTTTTCATTCGTATCGCACACTACCAAATCCCGTGCGCTGTTCAGGTTGCTTTTGACTGCTTCGATTAGCTGATCTACTGACAGCTCGTTAGCGTACAAGCACTCATCAAGGTACAGGCGCTTGTTTTTGCTATCTATCGCTACGCGCACCATAGCGGTAGGGTCAGGGCTATAGCCGAAGTCAAGGCCGTAGCAGTATGGAAGGGAGGTGTCGAACTCTCCGGTTTGCCAGTTTTCAAATACTACGCCTTCTGCTTTTTCGAGCCAGCCGCCGAGAATAACATTCCGGTATTTTGCCGGGTTGTCCTGCTTGATGCGCTCGACTTGAGCTAAAAATGATTTATCCAGGTGTTTGATATTGTTGAGGTAGGTCGTGTGGATGTGGACCACATCAGGGTGTTTGCTTACCGGGATTTGCTGCCCTTCGATGGTGATATAGTCGAGGTAATTTTCAAACCAGCGTTTGTATATCCAGTGCTCTTTGGTGGTCGGGTTAAGGATTAGGATAACGGTATTTTTGCCCGATGTGGTCCTGATAGACAAGTCTATCTTATCAAAGCTCGCCTCATCGGTCATTTCTTCGGCTTCGTCAATCACGAAGGTTGTAACCCCTTGGATAGATTTTAGCTTTGCTGTCTGGTTGCCGGAGCTTGTTTTTATGCCCCTAAACAAAATGTCAGAGCCAGTAAGATTGCAGGTAATGTCTTTTGTTTTGATGTCGAATGCGGGCAAGGCATTAAGCATTTCTATTTTTTCAGTAAACTCAGGGATGATAGACATCTCTGCTGCTATCATTGTGTAGCGGGTGTACAGCACCCTTTTGTTGGGGTTGCGCAGGATATCGTCACAGAGATGTAAAGATGTAGCAAACGACTTCGCAGAGCCGCGCCCGCCTGTGATAATAATATAGCGCTTGCCGTGTGACTGGTCGAACAAAGGCGCATAGGCTTTCGGTATCTTAATCTCAGTCACTAATGATTATTGTAGGTGGGGAGATGGTCGCTTTCTTTTGCTTATTATGCTCTTCGTAGTAGCCAAAACGTTTGGCAAGGTTCTCAGCAGCTTTTATACGGTCAGATCCTTTTTGTTCTTCGTCATCTTTCATCATCTTGAAAAAGCGTGTTAGCTCATCGGCTGTAATTTCAAGGCGTTCGGCTTGCTTGTTTTGTAGCTCAGCAATGAAATTTGATATAACAGGTTTTGACAAGTTTTCAGTAGCTATTCTGTTTGCCGTTTTCTCACTATACCCCGCCCTAATAGCTGCCTGTGTGCCGTTAAAATCAACAACATACTCCCTGCAAAACGCTTCTTGTTTTTTTGTCAACTTGCTCATTCGTAGACATTTTGCTTAATGTACAAATAATTCTATTCTCTTACAAGTTCACCCCTCACCGCCTCAAAGTCCGCAATGCTGCGAATGATAAAGTAATCAAAGCCGAGGCAGTCAACAGTTTTTTGCCATTCTTTCTGCTTAGCGCTTTGTTGTTCGCCCGGCAGCTTAACCTCTAAGTAAGCAACGCGCCCACATAGGTCATCATCAAGGTACAGGTACGTCAGATCAGCCACGCCCGCCACAACGCCCTGCCCTTTCATGATCGCGCCTTTCTTGCGGCTGTGTGAGTTGTTGTTGTTGTGGTACAGCCTACCGCGTTCGTCTTTGTAGGTATTCCAATGGTGCATGAAGATGCGCTGCTGCAATGCTGCTTCTGACAGGTTTTCGTCACCTGGCTCGTAGCCGTAATTTAGGGCTTTGGCAGGTTTTGTCTCCATGCCGAGCTTGTCGGTTACGAGCATTACCGTTTTCTGCGGTCGGCTGTAGAAGGTTGGGTATGGGTATTTGGTTATCATTGCCAATGATTTGAAAAGTGACTTATTACCCACTGCGGTGCTTCTGATTGTTTGATTTTCACGCCTTCATAGCCTTCATCTGTTACAGATGGGTGGCTATAAACTAATTCAATCAACGTTTCTGCTTTCTCCATGCTCTCAACGTATTTAATCAGCACATCAAACGCCTGCCCGATATAGGTAGGGTTTGGCATTGGGTTTTGCCCGCCTCTGCGCCAGATCTGGTAATCTTTAATGATTTGGAGTGCTGTTTTGATGTTCATAACTCTTCCAGTTTTTCAATTACTGCTTTCAGCGCCTCAAATTGAAGCCATGTCAGGTGAAAACCAAACAAGTCTTCTGACTGCACTTCAACGTCAAAGCCTTCACCGTTATGCCACTGCGTGACTTCGATGAAGTGATGTTCCTCAGCCAAAGGGTCGTAATCTGTTAGGTCGGCAAACACCGCCTGCCTTTTGTATGTCTTCATTGTCCTCTTTTTCAAAACGCGAAGGTGGCACGCCCTTCGCAGATAGAATCAAGTTAATCATCAAACCAAGTTAAAAAATTGGGTTAAAAATATCCCTGCCGTACCTCAGGGGTTAGTCTTAGATCGGCTTCACTTGCTCCTTCAGGAAGCTTTGCTGCACGCCGTTGCTGAACTTCACATCAATAAGACCGTAGCTGCTGATTCGCTTAACGACACCTGCGCCTTTAGGAGTGCTAACCACATCCTCAAGGTTGATGGTCTGATTAATCTTCTTCAGGCGCTTT